GAAACCAAGTTGATCCTGCAACAGTTAAATCATATTCTGTTACATTCTCATACTCAACCTTTGCTGCTTCATAACCTGACATACCAGCATCAGACGTATTGGACACAGTTACTTCACCGTCCCATACTACTGAGTCTGTTAAGGAAGGTGCAGATGCAAAGGAATTAGGCCAAGATACTTTAGCAAGAAATTCATCTGCTGAAGTTACTGCATATCTTACAACAGGATATACACCACCATCAGAAGGAATTGTGCTAAGTGCATCGGGTGTAGGGTTGCCATAGACGCCAGCAACGTCTGTGTAGATTGAACATTTAGATGATACGTTACCTGTAATCGGAACGCTTTCTGCTTGAGCTACAACTGCACCTAAACCGATGATAGCAGCTGCCGTAATGATTCTGAACATTTCTTTCTCCGTTATTGTTCGTTATCATATTGTGAGCGCACCATTGTGTAGTGTTTGGCATCTGTTGCCAACTGTCTCAAAGCTCGTTTATTATCTGGCAATTGTGTATCGTCTTGAATTATATGCTTATCAGGATATTCATTCAGTCCCTGATTATAAATCGTATTATAATATGGAATCAATAAAGGAACATTAGCAATTTGGTCTAATCTACCTTTCTCTTGGTCTACATCAATCAGACCTTCCATACTTAAATCTGTCCTAAGACTTGCTTCTAATTCATCATCTTCTTCAATAACAATTTCTTCAACTTCTACTACTACTGCTTTTTTAGATTCCTGTATTGCTAACCATTCTTCATAGTATTCATTATCAGGATCAAGAGTATCTAACGTAGACAAATATTTATATAAATCAGTTATAAAATTAGGGCATAGTGGGTTTAAGAACGAACTTGTGCATATAATGTCAGGCTCTGTAACATCCATTCGGTAGTTGTAAATCATAGAAGGATCAGAGATAGTTCCGTTGCCTTCTACTTCCATACTACCATTGCCCCATTGTTCTGATGGGATAGGAGTAAACCTAAAATACTTTTGAATTGAGTTTCCCGGCACTCCTGTCCAGTCATCTACCTCTTCAAAGATATACCCACCATTAACAGGGTCTTCATTGCGCACATAGACTTTAGCAGCATCTTCAGGGTTCTTTGACATAACATAATAGTATGTCAACCCATTGACTTGTAAAGAAACATTAGGAGCAGAACTATCAGGCAGCACACCAGTCATAGACCAATTTAGTCCATTGACTGCTGCATTGTTAGTTACGCCATATATACTATCCGCCCAAGAGTATTGCGAGAATACCGACAACGATAGCACCACCGATAAGAGTGGTCCGTGTATCCGAGTCAACATTAAAACCTCTATTGCTTTGTGCATCTGGTCTAACATACTGATTTGCAGGGTCATTCCAAGCATCTTTAGCTTGGTCACCAATTAATCCATCAATAGGGCAGGGAGTTCCTGCATCCATCATAGCCTGAAATACTCTAGGGTCTTGGCACATAACAGATACCGCAGCGACCTTCATTCCCATATTATACAACTGTGTAGCGTTCTTAAGTTTCTCACAGTTCATGTCTCTTACTGTAGAACCAGCAGAGATACCAAGAATCTGTGTTTGAACTGCACCTGACACTCCAATAGTGCAAATGTCAGAGTTTGTTGTATTAATGGTAGGTGCAATAGCAGAGGGGGGAGCAGAGATTACTGTGTTAGTAGAGTCACTTGTACTGGTAACTGTGCTGGTAGTGGTATTCTCTGTAACGATTGGATCATTAGTTGAAGTTGTTTCTTCTGCATAAGCTGCTGTAGTCACGAACAACATAATGAAAGCAGCAAACAATTTTTTCATCATAGTGTTTGCCTTGGGTTAGTGTGTGTAAGATTATTTATAAAAAATAAGTGTACAACCAATGCTGAATGGTATATAATACCTTCATAGAAATAGAAAGGATATATCCCTATGTCTTCCATTATGGATAAACTAAAAAAGAATTCAAAGCTGGATTCTGATATTATTACTAAGTCGAAATACTATGGTAAAAAAGAACAGGCTGCCACTGATGTTCCTATGATGAACGTGGCACTATCTGGTTCTCTTGATGGTGGTTTGTCACCAGGTGTAACCATTCTTGCAGGTCCATCTAAACACTTTAAGACTAGCTTCTCTCTAAAGATTGCTTCTGCCTATATGCAAAAGTATGAAGACGCTGTAATGTTGTTCTATGATTCTGAGTTTGGTTCGCCACAATCATACTTTGAAATGTTTGATATTGACATGGAACGTGTACTTCATTGTCCTATTACAAACATTGAAGAACTTAAATTTGATATTACTAACCAGCTTAATAATATTGAGAAGGGCGATAAGGTCATTATTGTCATTGACTCTTTGGGCAACCTAGCTTCTATCAAAGAAGTTGAAGATGCTCTTAATGAAAAGTCTGTTGCCGATATGACTCGTGCTAAGCAGCTCAAGTCTTTGTTCCGAATGGTTACACCACACTTGAGTATGAAAGACATTCCATTTATTGGTATTGCGCATACATATGATACACAAGAAATGTTCTCTAAAAAAGTTGTATCTGGTGGTACTGGTCTTTATTACTCTGCTGATGATATCTGGATTCTGGGTCGTCGTCAGAATAAGGTTGGTACAGAAGTACAAGGATATGACTTTGTAATTAACGTGGAGAAATCAAGATATGTACGGGAAAAGAAAATCATTCCTATCTCAGTTACTTGGGAAGGTGGCATCGATGCCTATTCCGGTCTACTTGACGTGGCTCTTGCAGGTGAGTTTGTCGTCAAACCGAAAAACGGCTGGTACGCCAAAGTCGATCCAGAAACAGGAGAAATCGATGGGAAAAACTTTAGGCAAAAAGAGTTAACAAAAGACTTCTGGTATGATATAATCAACTCTGATAAGTTTAAGAACTTCGTTGAAACCCAATACAAAATGGGTGTAGACCTTAAAGACTTTGAGCAAGTATCAATCATTGAAGAGGATGAGATTGTTGGATAATTTAGTAGAGGATATTGATTGGAGAGTGGTAGGTACATCTACCACCTCAGTCAAAGGAAAAATTGTAGACTGGGGGATACAAGTATTACAGCAAGGGCCATATAAAGATATCATTCTAATATATGGTGATATGAAAATTGATGAATCTGAAGACGCCACTGAAGGCAAGCTAACATTTGATTTTGATATTTTCCATTATGCTGGTAAAACAGATATTGAAAACACTGAACCAGAGCTGCAGCGATTAGCAGGCGATTTATTAGTTGCAGCCTTTAGTAAAGCATTAGATGAAGGAAAGGCCGTAATTAATGGCAGAGACTCTGAGCAGGACCATCCTACGATCACTCTTAACTAATGAGAGCTATCTCCGTAAGGTCATTCCATTCTTAAAGCCAAACTACTTTGAAGGCCCGCCAAAGGTTATCTTTAAACAGATTGGCGCATTTGTAGATAAACATAATACTCTGCCGACTATGGAAGCATTCCGTATTGATCTTGAACAGGATGAGAAATTATCTGATGATATGTTCACAGAAATTTCAGCAATACTTCCAGAAATCTTTTCAGCTGTAGATATTGATGAAGACTTCCTACTAGAAAAAACTGAGCTGTGGTGCCAAGAGCGCGCGCTGCATATTGGTGTTATGAAGTCTATTGATATTATAGACGGTAAAGATGAAAACCTAACAAAGAATGCTATTCCAGATATTTTGTCTGAAGCATTAGGCGTGGCATTTGATTCGAATGTAGGCCACGACTATATTGATAATGCTGAAGACCGTTATGAGTTTTATACTCGTGATGAAGAAAAGCTTCCGTTTGATCTAGACAACTTCAATAAGATTACTAAAGGTGGTTTGCCAGATAAGACTTTGAATATTGCTCTGGCAGGTACAGGCGTGGGTAAGTCTTTGTTTATGTGCCACGTTGCTGCTAGTTCTATGCTTCAAGGCAAGAATGTTCTTTACATTACAATGGAAATGGCAGAAGAACGTATTGCAGAGCGTATTGATGCTAACTTACTAGATGTTCCTATTGATCAACTAGATAAGCTTCCTAAGGCTATGTTTACCGAAAAGGTTAATGCGATTGCTAAAAAGACTGTAGGTAAACTAATTGTAAAAGAGTATCCTACTGGCGCTGCACACGTCGGCCACTTCCGTGCACTTATGAAAGAGCTTAAGCTCAAGCGTTCTTTTACGCCTGATATTGTATTCATCGATTACCTAAATATTTGTTCTTCGTCTCGCATGAAATCCATGGGTGGAGCAATTAATTCTTATACCTATATCAAAGCCATCGCTGAAGAACTACGTGGTCTGGCGGTCGAATTTGGCGTACCACTGGTTAGTGCAACGCAAACAACTAGGTCTGGTTACGGTAGCTCTGATCCTGGATTAGAGGATACATCAGAGTCTTTTGGTTTGCCTGCTACTGCTGACTTGATGTTTGCCCTTATCTCTAATGATGAGTTAGAGCAATCAGGACAGATTATGGTTAAACAGTTAAAAAACAGATACAACGACCCAGGTAAGTACAAGCGCTTTGTGCTTGGTATAGATAGATCAAAGATGCGGCTATATGACGTTGACGTAAAAGAACAAACTCTGGTAGACGATGGTATTCCAGTATTTGATAAAACTCCAGCAGGTGCTGGCGATAAATTTAAGGATTTTAAGATATGAACCAAACCGTAATCCCTGTAGCAATTACTTCCTCACTGATCAATGCTTATAATGACGGCACAGGCAAGAAAATGTCTGCTGAAGACATTATTGGATACTGTGCTAGAATTTCAAATCCAGACAATCAAAACAATCCTGATAGTGGTAAACTACTGAAATACTTGATTGATAATAAGCACTGGTCTCCATTTGAAATGGTTGATATGGTTCTTGAAATTAATACAACACGGGATATTGCACGGCAGATTCTACGCCATCGTTCATTTTCATTCCAAGAGTTTAGTCAGCGGTATGCTGACCCGACTAAAGACCTTGCTGTGTATATGCGTGAAGCACGGTTGCAGGATACTAAGAACCGTCAAAACTCTGTAGAGACTGATGATGATACACTAAAGCGTCAATGGGAAGCAAAGCAGCAGCAGATTGTACACGAGTCTCGACTAGCATATAAGTGGGCACTTGAAAATGGTATTGCTAAGGAGCAGGCGCGTGCTGTTCTACCTGAAGGTAACATGCAATCCCGCATGTATATGAAAGGCAATATCCGTTCTTGGATTCACTACTGTGAACTTCGTGCTGGTAATGGCACACAAAAAGAACATCGTGAAATTGCTGTTAAGTGTGCAGAGATTCTTAGAAACCATTTACCTTTCTTGAAGCCTTGGTATAAGGAATTGACTGATGCCTAAAGTATTAATTTCTGAATATTGGATTCAGGATAATGGTGGAGTTGTTCGTGTATATAAGAACGGTTCTGCCTACGAGTTAGTTGCAGAAGAAGATGATGGTACTGTATTTCTACATTCTAAAAACATTCCAAGGTTAGAAACAGCAGAAAATAGAGCTGAAGAGATTGCTCTTTTAGTGTAAAGGAATTATATTATGAAGATTATTGCGGGACCGTGTCAGCTTGAGGAAAACTCTTTTGAGGTGGCAAGATACTGTCAGCGCATTGCTGAAGATCATGGTATGGAGTTTTATTTTAAAGCAAGCTTCGATAAAGCTAATCGAACTTCTTTAAATAGTAAAAGGGGTATGGGTGTTGAACGGGCCATGCCCATCTTTGATGATATTAGACGTAAGCTTCGATGTAAGATTGTGACTGATGTTCATACTACTGGGCAGGTAGCAATTATGAAAGAAGTTGTTGATGTTATGCAAATCCCTGCGTTCCTTTGTCGTCAGACAGACTTACTGTTAGCAGCAAAGAATACAGGTAAGATTGTCAATGTTAAGAAAGGTCAGTTCCTTGCCCCATGGGACGTAGCTGGCATTATTAGTAAAGTAGGAGATGACAATGTCTGGATTACTGAAAGGGGTTCTTCTTTTGGCTATAATACCCTTGTCAATGATTTTACTGGTCTTCAGTATATGTCTGAGAACTATAATACTCCCATTATTTTTGATGCCACTCATTCTGTTCAGAAACCCGGTGGCGATGGTACTGTTTCTGGTGGCAATCGGGATTATGTACCCGCTCTTGTTCGTGCCGCTGTTGCTACCGGGCATGTAGACGGTATCTTTATGGAAGTACATCCTGATCCTGACAATGCGCCTTCTGATGGGCCTAACAGTCTTACCTATGCAATGTACGAAAAAGTAATTAAGCAAATCCAAGTCATGCATGACATTGGTGTTATTATGGGAGTTAGATAATGCGACTTAAACCAATTATTATTATTCCAGCACGGTATAACTCTAGCCGGTTTCCTGGTAAGATGCTAGAGAAGCTGGGCGATAAGACAGTACTGGAACAAACCATCGAGACTGGTAAGCGCACAGGCCTTCCAGTCTATGTTGCTACAGACAATCGTGACATTGCCAATCTGTGTATTAAGATTGGTCAAGAATATGTGATGACAAGCTCTGAACACAAAAACGGCACTGAACGCGTAGCAGAGGCCATGATCAAACTCATTGATAAGCACGGTGAAGAGTTTAGCGATGAGTTTGATTACGTAATTAATCTGCAAGGTGATTCACCGCTTATTCCTGACTATGTCTTTAAGATGATGATGGAAGAGTATGAGACACTGTTTGTAAATGACATGCCGTTTGATGTTATTACACCTACTTTCCGTATGCCTATGGAGACTGCTGAGAGGTTCC